TCGCCGTCGGATCCTCCATGATGACCAGCGTCGGATCGACGTTGGCGATCGTGCCCTTCGTCGTCGCCGAGAGGAGGCGGTTGATCTGGTCTAAGGTGTCCTCCTGCCCCTCGTAGTCGCCTTCCCCGTCCATCTCCTCGGAGCACGGGATGTTTTGGATGATGTAGACCGGGCAGAACCCGTAGGCATGCACCTGCACCGTCTTCTTGGGCCAACCGGACCACGTCGGCAGCGCCGCCACCTCCTCTGGGATGTCGCGCCAGATGATCTCCACGAGCTCGCTCCAGTGGTAGACCGTCCAGAAGTTCTTGGTCTTTGTGCGACGCTCGGCCTGATCCCACACCTGCCGAGGCGAAGAGAACGCCTTGAGCACAGCCGCCGGCCGCCGTTCATCAAAGTCGCGCCACTCCGTGACGAGTATGTGCTTGGCGTTGTGGACGTGAATCCGCGGCTTGCCCTCACGGAAGCCGAAGCTCATCACCGCCGTTCCCGCCGCGCCGCCGTTGCTTCGCACTTCCTGCATCTTGACGGCGAGGCGCGCCTCCTTGGCCATGGTGCGGACGTAGTCCTCTGCCTCTGGATCTCCCTCGACTCGGATTTCCGGGAATCGATCCTGGCCAAACACCATCGAGGTCAGGCGCTTGACGATGAGCTTGGCCATGTCATAGCGCGTGTTCGGCCGCCGCATCTTATGCGGCACGACCCACCCAGGCTTGATGCTGGCATCGCCCACCCCGTCAATGTGCCCATCCCAGTTGTAGAGCTTCCCCTTGTCCTGGGCAGCCCGGAAGTAGGACTCCTGTCGGTCCATCTGCCTGAATCGCTCGTCTTCGCAGAGCGATCGAAGGGGCGCCTGAGGGATCGATGGGAACGAGTCGTCGACGGCCATGCCTTCACATCTACCATGCGTCGACGGCGCTGGTCGACGATGCATCGTGTTGACATTGGGCGCACAACGTGAGTACAAGAGCGGCATGTCCACTTTGCCGCTCCATCACGTGTCCTACGTGACCCGCGGCTCCATGGCGGGGCCTCAGGTCGTAAGCTACTTCAGCGTCGCCGCTCCCACGAGCGGGACAGCGCTGGACGTTGTTTCCGCCCACCTCGGTCACCCCTCGGTGGGCGAGTTCACCGTGGCGCCGACCAAGGGTCGTGCAGCAGCGGACGGCCCTTCGATCGTCCTCTGCTACGTCGACGATCCGGTCTAGACCTTCGCGATCGCCGCGTCGATCTGCGCGTCGAGCTCCGACTGCGCGATCGGCTTGGCACCGTGATCGCGAATCTCCTCGAGGATCGCGATCGCCTCCTCGGGCGTGCGATCCTTCGTGATCGCCGCCAAGAGGCGGACGATCGTTGCGGCGCCCTTGGCGGCCACGCTCACCTTGACGTTGTCGGTGGCCGCGTCGATCGCGTCCAGACCGACTGCGACCGCATCGAGGATGCTGTTGACGTTCTCGTTGGGGTTCACGAAACCACCTCCTCATTCTCCTGCGCAGCATGCCAGGCGAGCAGGTCGACGATCGCTTGCGGAATGGGGGGGAGGCGGCTCGGATTGCCGAGCGCCGCTCGGAGCTCGGAGTAGCTGGCGATGACGTCCTTGAGCACGGCCTTGGCCTCCGCCCAGCTCGGCGGATCCTGGGAGACGGCGATCAGGACGGCGCGGACGTAGAGATCCTTGGCGGCGACGAAGGCGTTGACGGCGTGGATCTTCGGCCCCTGGTCGAACTGCGCGGCGGCGAGGACGACGAACTGGCGGAGATCGGCGTCCGCCAGGCCGGCGGACTTCCCATCGCGGGCCGCCTCGTCAAGCTCGGCCTGGCGAAGCTCGAGCACCGTTGCCTTCGCATCGGCGGCGATGCTGTCCAGGGTCTGGGCAGCGTGACTGTGGCCTCGGAGTGCCGAGCTACTCGGCCCGCATGCCACGAGGGCGATGGAGAGCGCGAGCATGAAAATTGATCGGAACATTAAATTCTCCTGTGTTTGGGGGTGGTAGGGGGATGAGGGAGCTACGCCTTGCGGAACTCGATCAGGTAGTGCTCGCCGTGAGCGAAGGCGTCGGTGAGATGGGGATTGGTGATCTGCATGCGGAGCTCGCCGGCCGGCGTCCACTTCGACCAGCTCGCGTTTTCCTCGGCACCAACACCCGAGGCGGCGCGCATCTTGAGCACGAGGTTCGGGCCGCTGTCGGAGGGCGTCTTGTCGACGCTCTCCACCCAGAACTTCGCCACCATGGCAGCGTCGGGGTGACGAACGCGCAGGGCAGCCGGCTGCTGGTAGACCGGGGAGTCGTCGACGATGGCAGACACCGCGACGGCGCACCAGTGGGCCTTCACGTCGTCGTTGAGCTCCTTCCAACACGGACAAGGCTCGCCGCGGAAGTTGAGGCCGTTGCTGTTCTCGAGGTACGCCTCGTAGAAGCGCTTGGCGATCGCCAAGGGGCCGGGGCCGAACTCGGAGAGGGGCAGCTTGGGAGGATTCAGGCTTTGGGTCATGTCGGTTTTCCTTTCGCGTTGGGGTGTACCACTCAGCGGGTGAGCGCGTCCACCGAGCGGTGGATGGGCGCGCCGGCAGCGCGCGCGCATTCTCGCGCGAACCAGCTGGCCATCAGGCGATCTCCGGTGTGGGAGTCCGGCGAGTAGAACAGCATCTCGTGAATCCAGGATTCGACTTCCTGGTTCGCATCGGCCGGAATGATCCAGCCGCCGTTGCGCATCTCGACGGCCATCGACTCGATTCCGAAGTGCTCATCATACTTGTTCTGCGCCGTCGTCGTGAAGCCGCGCACCGGCAGCCCATCCTGACCGGCCCACTGCGCGATGAACGCCTGGGCGGCGTTGTCCTCGACGTACACCTGCGAGTTGAAGCGGAACACCACTGAATGGATGCGCGAGACGATCTCCGGCGCGGTCCAGCGGCCCGCCTGGATCTCGGTGACCACCTTCCGCTTTCGCTCGTCGAGGGCCACCGTGAAGATGACGGTCAGGTCGTGCCCCTCCTTCTGCCCGATCCCGATGTCAACGCCCGTGAAGCACGGCCAGGGGTGACCGTTGGCACCGTGCGGCTGCCGATCGCGGATTCGGTAGTGCTTGCCCAGCTCCTTGGCGTTGTCGATCCACGCCTGCTGAAAGCGCGACGCCGAGTCCATGCGGACTTCGCACAGGTACTTTCGCGCGAAGTTGATCGGCGTCGTGCCGTCGTAGATCTTCTTGAGGCGCTCGACGGAGAACTGCGAAGGCCAGAGCGGGACCCACCGCTCCATCGGTTCCTTCGGATTGAGAACGCCGCTGTAGCGCTTCGACTTCCACGCTGGCCGCTTGGCCACCTCGTGCATGGGGTCGGCGGGGTGCCATGGCGTGCCGATCCAGTTGATGAACCCGTGCTCGGTGACGCGAGTTAGCACCTCCGAGTCGAGCCAGTCGAGCACCTTCTTGATCTGCTCGGGCGTGCGCGTGTTCTCGAAGTTGAGAATGTCGTCGAGGATGATCCCGTCCAGGCGGGATCCGTTGACCGGACCGAACGCGCCAAGGGCCTGGACGCTCGGATCCTTGGCGATCGTCGAGCGCTCGACCGTCAGCGCCGCCTGCCCCCATGGGTCGCCTGCGACCTTCGAAGGCTTGAGGTGCGGGAAGACCTTGGTCACCCGCGGGTTCGTCTCTATGTGCGTGCGGATCGACCGCAGAATCTTCGTGGCGTGCGGGTCGAAGGTGTTCGAGATGATCGCGAGACGCTTGTTCGGGTCCTTGCCGAGCAGGTAGAGGGCGCGGCCCACCGCGATGTGCTGCGTTTTGGCGTGCTCGACGGGAGCGAAGAGGATGGCGCGCTGGTTCTCGTCGAAGAACTGGTGCCACTCCTGGTGGTGCTTCGCGTTCTCGATCGGCTCGTTCGTCTCTTCGTGCCGGAACGCATACTGGACGAAGGCGGCCGGTGACCGGCGCGCTTCGTGGACCTGGATCTCCTCCAGCACCTGGCCCAGGGCGACGATCGCCTTGGAATCCATCTTGGACAGATCGCGAGCCCTCCCCACGAAGGGGAGAGACCCGTAGACCTCGAGCATCGAGGCCAGGATGTCGAGCGCCTCGGCAGAAAGCGCCGCGATGTCGAGGTCGGGTGGGAGCTGATACTGGTTTGTGCCGTTCGGCAGCCTCGTCACTCGAGTCCCGTCGAGTTCGGGCAACAAACCAGACATCAGGCCAGACCCTTGAGAGCCTTCTCGAGGGACTTCCTCGCGTCCTCGGCGATCACCAGCGTGGTCGTGGTCGTGCCGTTGTTCGTCGTCTCGATCTTGATCGGCTCATCGAGCGCGTCGAGCTCGCGCAGCTGCTTGCAGGCGTCGAGGACGCTCCTGAGGTCTGGGGCGCCGGTCTTGATCGGCTTGCCGTTGGCGTCCAGCATCGGGCGGCCGTCCGGGTGCCGCATCGTGACGCTCTTGTTGAAGGCCATCGACGCGACGGTGTCCAGGGTCGCGCGCATGAGGTCACGCCTTGCCTCTCGTACCTCAGGAGAGTTCTTCGAGCTCGCCTTGAAGCGAGCGAAGACCTCCGCGATCCACTTCCCGGCCGTTGCGGGATGCACCTGGTACTTCTTGACCAAGGCGGCCTTGACCCGCCCTTCCTGGCGCAGCCGAATCAGATGCTCTTCGACGTCTGCATAGACCTCCTCGAGCTCGAGCTTGGTTCGCTTCGTGTTCATGGCACCCCAAGAATCTTATGCGTCTGGAGCGACAGGCGCCATTGAGGATTCCGAACGACGTAGCTGGCACAGGCCTGTTCTACGTCGGGAAGCCGACGGAGCTTGTGCGCCTGGGGCTGTAGGAAGCGTTGACCTTCGGGCACTGGGAAATCGGCCCAGTCGCTCGGCTCGTGCGCCGGCCACACCAGCTTGAGCTCGTCTGCGCGCTTGAGGAGCGTGCTGCTGCGGTCGAGCTTGGGCGACAGGGTCAACCACAGCCGCGCCCACGGGGTGAACCTGGGCGCCACCGCGCCGTTGGTCTCGATGGCCAACATCCCCCGAAGGGAGCGCAGGGCCTGAACGAGATCGTCGTCCAGCTGGAGGAGCGGCTCTCCGCCGGTGATCACGGTCAACGGTTTGGCGCCAAGGTCGGCGACTCGATTTCTGATCTGGTCAGCCGTCAGGCGCTCGCGAATCTTGAAGTCGGTGTCGCAGAACATCGGGCACCGCGCCCCGCTTCGCCACGCATCGGAGTCTCTGGTCGACTCCACGCCAGACCACAGGTTGCAGCCGGCCAAGCGGACGAACGTTGCCGGCGTGCCGGCGTGGTAGCCCTCCCCTTGAAGGGTCTCGAAGATCTCGACGACGCCGTAAGTCTTCACGTGTTGTTCCTCATCTGGAGCTTCCACCCCATCGCCGCAACCGCTCCGGCGAGGGCCCCAATCTGGTTGCCTCGTCGAGGAATCTGCGTCGCGTAGCTGCCGCTGGAGAAGGAGTAGGCGATCGCGACCGAAGTGACCCCCGGCTCTTCGCGGGCAAACCGGAGAGCCTCCTCCAACATGGAGATGGCCTCGGCTCGCGAGCTGGCCAGGTAGTCGGCCTCCTCCTGCGTGTTCCGCTCCGCCTCTCTCTGCGCCATCGACACGAACTGGACAACATTGTCCGGATCGACGGGCACGACCTATGCTCCTTCGCCGCGCGTTGCCACCGCGGTTGGGCTGATGCCGTTGCGGGCGGTGAAGTGGCCCGTCACCGTGACGCTCAGAGGCTCCACGCGACGGAAAAAATCGTCTGCGATCTTGGCCACGATGACCTCCCCGAACTCGGCGACCTCGCGGTAGCGATTCAGGTAGGCGCCCATGCTCTCGGTTGAGACCACCGAGCCCTTCGGGATGTACTCGACCGTGAGCCGTCCAAAGTCCGGCGTGGACGTCGTCGGACACACCGACGTGAACTCGGCGGCGTCCAGGAAGACCGTGATCGATCCGTGCTCCCATGAGACGAGCTCGAGCTCGTCTCCGCCATGTTCCTTCGTCATCGTCTTCTTCTTCATGCTTCCTTGCCTTGGTCGGTCGCTGCTGTCGGTCGCTGCCGAAGTGGAGCCAGCTCCGCGGCCCACCGCGCCTTGAGCGTTTGCTCTCGGCGCCAAATCGCATCCATGTACTGCTGCACCCCGCAGACCACCATGTCCCGACCGACCTTCAGCGCCTTCTGCGTGGCCACTCCCCGCTTCTTGTAGAGGAAGCGGCCGTACGCCGATGAGGCCATCGCCCAGGTCACCGCATCAGCAGACTCGAACGGAAAGCGCGACAGGATCTCTTCCTCGCAGCGTCCGAATGAGTGGAGCCTCTTCGGCCAGGCGCGCGCGAAGACCTGACCGAGAAAGCGCAGCACGTCCAACTTGGGCGCACCCACCATTCCGCCGATCGCCACCTTGGGGAAGCGCTCGCAGTAGAACTCGAGTGCCTCCCACGGATCGCCCAGATGGAAGGTGGGCATCATCTTGGTCGCGCCCATCGCGGCTTCGCGCTCGGCGTTGCGCCTCGTCGCTTGCCAGTCGCCGATCACATCGAGCCCTACCGCCTCGGTCCACTCGGGGCGATGCGCCTCGCGAATCAGGGCGTCGTGGTCAACCGGCTTGCCCAGCGTGTAGGCGGTGAAGGCACCCGAATCGAGCATCAGCGCGCTCGGCCGGCGGAAGTAGGCCCCGATTTGTCGCCAGCCACGGAGGTAGGCGAACGAGACGAGAATCGCGAGCGGTTTATTCTCCCAGTCCCAGCGGCGAACCGCCTCGAGCTGGCCCGTGGCCCCTGCGCCGCTGAGGTAGATCGTCGTCACCTGATCTCGGCCCTCGGCGCCTCGACGCGTCCAGCGTTCATCGCACGCCGCACCCCCAGGTAGTGGTCAAGTACCACCAGGCCGCTCACGGTCAGGTAGAGCGCCACCCAGGTCACTCGACCTTGCCCTCGAGCACGACCGCGATGTCTTGACCGCGTGCCGGCTTGCCGTCCTGGCGCCCGCCGACGATCTTGATGATCGGCGGCATCTACGCTGCCTCGCCACTGCACCGCGCC